GACTACGGTACGATTGAGTACGAGCGCGTCTTTAATCCTGAGACCCGCCAGTACCGCGACAACCCGGCTGTCGTGGAGGACTAATCATCATGATGCGAATGGACCCAGGGAACGGCCAGAATTGGGTCGCCACCGGCCCTGAGACCGAGGTCGATGGTTTCGTTGGCGGTGTCGATCACATCGGCGCTCCCCCTCCCGGACAGCCTGGGCCTGATTACAATGTGTACATGCGGCAGCGCCGTATGTTCCACGAGGCTTTGGAAATTGTGCCCGAGGCTGAGTTCGTGCGTGAGAGTGACGGTTTGGGCGGTCCTCTCAATGCTATCGGGAGCGAGAGTTACGTCACGTCTCAGATTCGATAGCAACTTTCAACCAGTAGGGCCTCTCATGGATAGTCTGTGAGGGGCCTTATTGATAGAAGGAGCACTTAAATGTCGATCCAATTCCACTCCCCGTCACACCGCGCGGCGGGGTCTGATCTTTCTATCTCCGTCAGCCCCCTTGGTCTGATCGAACTCTCTGACGAGGAATTTGAAGTTCACGGCCCCCGATTGAATCGATACGCTACAGGCTGGGCCTGGTTCCTCGGCCACCACTGGTCTCACCGACGCGAGCAGGGCGAAGCGCAACTATCTGTCAACTACGTTAAGGCGTTCGCTCACTTCATCGCTAATTTCTCTTTCGGACAGGGTGTGAACTTCCGCACCCCCACTGCGACGAGAGCCATCGTCCCGAGCCTACTCCAGCGTGTGTGGGAGACAGACAACCACAAAGAAAGCATCCTCTGGGACATGGCAATCCAGGGCGGTGTGACGGGGGATTCTTTCGCCAAGGTCGCGTACGAGGAGCCCTGGACGGACTCAGTGGGGATGCACCACCCCGGAAGAGTTCGCATTCTCCCCCTCAACTCTAGCCACTGTTTCCCTGAGTGGCACCCGCATGACCGGGAGCGTTTGGAGCGCTTCAAATTGAAGTACCGCTTCTGGGCCACTGATAACGATGGCGCTCGTAAGGTTCACACGTATACCGAGATTCTCACTAGCGAGATCATCGAGGAGTACGTGAACGACGAGCGTATCTCCTCGCGCCAGAATCCTCTCGGGGAGATCCCCGTCGTCCACATCCCCAATGTCCCGGTGCCTGGTTCTCCCTGGGGGATCTCTGATGTCAATGACATCCTTGACCTGAATCGTGAGTACAACGAGAAGGCCACGGACATCTCTGACATCATTTCGTACCATGCTGCCCCTGTGACGGTCATTACTGGGGCTAAGGCATCGCAACTAGAGCGCGGTCCTAACAAGATCTGGGGCGGTCTCCCTAAGGATGCACAGGTAACGAATCTAGGGCTTGGAGGCAACCTGGGTGAGCCGATGGCTTACTTGGAGATGCTGAAACAAATGATGCACGAGATGACTGGTGTTCCTGAGACCGCTCTTGGTCAGCGTCAGCCTATCTCGAATACTTCTGGTGTCGCTCTTGCCATCCAGTATCAGCCGATGATGCAGACGTGGCACTTGAAGAAGCAGCAGTATGGTAAGGGTCTTTCACAGATTAACCGCCTCGTGCTGCTCACGCTGGCGATCAAGGAACCTCATGTGTTCCAGTTTGACCCCAGCCGCACCTCGGAACTCAAGGACGGGGAATACCCGGTCCTCGATCTCAATGACCCCATCACCTATCGTTCGACGGCGCACTTCCCGCCGCCGCTGCCGACCGACGTGCTCGTGAAACTCAATGAGATTCAGTCGAAGATGGGTCTGGGGATCGAGTCGAAACGTGGTGCGCTGAGGGAACTTGGTTACGAATTCCCTGAGGAGAAGATGGCTGAGATATTCGAGGAACTGTCTGATGACGCTCGGGACCAGGCGGCTCTCGATCTCCTCCGTACCCACCTCATGCAAACCATCGCTATCGCTACCGGCACCTACGTCGATGAGGGAGATGAGGTCGCCCACAGCGGTGGTAACGCCGGTACCGCTGGCGAGCCCGCGAGCGGTCCCGACGAGACCGGACAGGCTGCCCCGGTTGGGGGCGTCCTCGGTGAGGAACGCATGAATGAGATGCTTGAAGAGTTGGTCGTGAAGGCTCACCTACCTCGAATGTCGGTGAGACGCGATCAATCCAAGAGGCCTAAGCCGTAACCACAAGGTTTAGGTGTTAGACTATCGAGTGCAGCATAGAAGTAAGTATTACCGAGAGTGGCACATGCGCCTGTAAGGCGTAGACAGACGACTAGGAGAAGCAATGAACATTGAGAACAGCAACATCCGTAAGATCATCGAAGAGTTCATCTCTGAGTATGGGGTGGCTCCGATCATGGGCGGCAGCGGTGAGGAATCCGCTGAGGCCGTGGCCGAGCAGCAGATGCCCCAGACGCCCGTAGATGCTGGTAGTGGCTTTCCCGACGCAAACGTGGTGGATCGCAGATTCCAGCAGGGACAGGACGAGGCCGAGGCCACTGGTCGCACGTTCACCGCCGAGGACCTCGAAAAGGCGCGACGCGAAGAGCGCGAGAAGTTGTACAACCGTGTCGAGCAGGAGAAGTCCGAGCGGCAGAAGATGGAGGAGCGTATCGAGCAGATGCAGAAGGAGTTTGAATCGCTCCAGCAGTCCCGCGAGGAAGCGCGTGAGCAGGAAGCAGTCGAGGTACAGCGGCAGCAGGAAGAGCAGGAGCGCCAGCAGGAAGAGGAAATGGATTTGAAGGCGCTGCTTCAGAAGAAGGATGAGGAGTGGAATGAGAAGTTCCGCGCCTTGGAGGAGGAGCGTCAGCGCCAGGAGGCACTGCTCCAGAAGGAGCGCGAATACAGTGCTCTAAATGAATTCAAGCAGAAGGCGATTGCGGAGAATCAAGAAGAGATTGCGCCTCAGTTCATGGATTACATTGTTGGGGACTCCGAAGAGGAGATCCAGGCCTCTATTGAGCGCGCCCGACAGAAGACCGCCGAGATTATGGAGGAGTTCCAGACTGCCCAGCAGCGCCAGAGGCAGCAGGCTCCGGGGGCGAGAGTTACTGCCCCCGCGATGGGTCCTGCCGAGGGCATGGAAGGTCAGCGCAACTTCTCCGTCGAGGACATTAGCAAGATGTCGATGTCCGAATACGCGAAGTACCGTAACCAGTTGCAAGATGCAGCGAAGCAGGGTGGTCTTTACGGGTAACTAAATAGCAACTTTCGCTATCACTGAGAAATTGGGTGATAGCATCTGTAATGAAGTTGTACCTGCAACGTCGGAAGCCACCGAGGCTCCGACTGGAAATGTAATCACATAATCAGGAGGAGAAGCACACATGGCTTCCGCTATTACTGGTACCGGCCAACTGGCCGCAGCCCCCACCTCGTACGGTGGTGCGAACTCGCAGTTGACCCCCGCAATCCAGACTGTGTGGTCTAAGGAGATCCTTTTCCAGGCCATGCCTATTCTGCGCTTCGAGCAGTTTGCTGTCAAGAAGACTGAACTCGGTGTGCAGCCCGGTCTCACGATCAATTTCATGCGTTACGACAACCTCGGTGACGCGAACCAACTGGTTGAGGGTGTGCGCATGCAGACCCGCGCGCTGTCGGCTAGCCAGTTCTCGATCACCGTCGCAGAGCACGGCTACGCGGTCGCGCTCTCGGAACTGCTGCTGAATGCGTCCTTCGATGATGTGATGGCCAGCGCCTCGCGTCTGCTCGGTCGTAACATGGCTGAGTACCTTGACTCCTCGTGCCGCGACACGCTGCGGCTCGCGTCGAGCGCAATCTACGGTTACCAGCCTCCTGCTGGCGACCGCACCCCGATTAGCCCCTACGACGCTGGTACCGCCGGTACCCAGCGTGCCGACCTCACGGGTGACTTCTGGCTCTCCCCCCACGCGATCAAGGACGGCGTGGAAACCCTGGCGACGAAGAACGTCCCGCGCCTGGGCGAGACCTACGTTGCCTTCGTTCACCCCCACCAGTCCCGCCGCCTGCGTGACACCCCGGAGTGGATTGAGGTCACGAAGTACGCCGCACCCGGAAACTTCATGCTGGGCGAGATTGGTCGTCTCAACGACGTGGTCTTCATTGAGACTACGCAGGTTGAGCGTGTTGTCGATGGTGCTGGTGCTAACGACCAGGACCGCTACGACGCGATTATGATCGGTGACAACGCCTTTGGTCACGCGATCTCCCTTCCCGTCGAACTGCGCGACGGCGGTATCCTCGACTTCGGTCGTGAGCACGCCCTTGCCTGGTACGCAATCTGGGGCCTCGGCCTCATCACCGACAACTCGGTCGTCTTGATTGAGACGAATTAACACAATTACATAGCCTCGCTACCGACGGGCGGCTAGGGGTCCTGGCTCCTCACGGTCAGGACCCCCCGCCTGTAGCACGAATCGAAAACTCATAGGAGGACTAAGCCATGGCAACTAGCCGCTCAGGAAACCAGCGTCAAGCAAAGTCCGGTGGCGACGCGACCGGAAAGAAGCAGGCCCGCCTCGAAGCCGAGGTCGTCGAGGATCAGAAGAAGCAGGACGAGATTACGATGATCTCTCGTCAGCAGGAGCAGGAATCGCTGAAGGAAGAGATCGACTATACGCATGAGGAAGAGCGCGCCAAGACTCGTCACGACCGTAAGACGAAGGCCGAGGAGCGCGCTGAGGCTGAAATCGTCACCGAAGGTGGCAGTGCCTTCGACCTGAACGAGAAGATCAAGGCGCTGAAGGAATCGGACGATCCTGCCTTGCAGGCTCTTGCCGCCGACTACGAGCGCCTGCGTGCAGAGCGTGAGACCAAGACCGAGGACGCTGGCGTCATTCAGGCCGGACAGCCTACCCAGCGAATTCGCACCAACGTCGATATCGAAGCAATGACGTTGGGTGTTGGCACTGAATATCATTTCAAGGCCGGTCAGTGGTATCGCGTCCCGACCAACGTGGCACGCCACTTGGAGGAGCGCGACCTGCTCATGCTCTGATTGCAGTCTCGCGCCACACTAAGGGCCGATACAGTACCCTGATGGTGACTCGATCAGGAGGCATCTTGTGAGCGCGACTGCACTCGAAAGGATCACCCAGAGAGCCCGTCACGAGATTGGCGATCCGGGTGATCCTTTCTTTTCTACGTTCGAGGGTGATGGTTCCACTCTCCAATTCGATCTTCCCGTGCGCGTGATCCAGGACGTTGTGGTTACTGTGGATGGCGTTACTGCGGACGAGGGTGACTACGCCGTACAGCCTCGTGCGGG